AGCAATCATTGTACTGCTGTTACCTGCTGTAGGAGTAGGCGCCATTGGTACACCAGTTAATACTGGACTTGCTAGGTTTGCTTTCAGCGCAAGACCGTTTGCTAAGTTTACTGCGGTTGTATCTGATAACTGACTTATTCTTGACGAGTAATCTGTTGTTATTACTGCCGCAGCATTTGATACAAAACTTGTTGTTGCAATTTGTGTACTATTTGCTCCAGTCACTGGATCCGGTGCACTTGCAATTCCTGTTAAGGTTGGATTGTTAATCGGAGCCAATAACACAACAGCGTTGTTTAAATTGGTAATACTTTGTGATTGTGCTACTGCATTGGCTGTTGCTGCTGCAAACTGGGAATTTACTTGTCCGGTTAACGTAGAAATGTCAGTGTTAATAGATGACACCGCAAGATTTAAGTTTGCATTAGTAGACAGTGTAAGTGCACTAATGCTAGCACTAAGATCTTGGTTAACCTGTGTTACGTTTCCGTTGATTTGACTAATTTGAGTCTCAACAATATTGGTCAAGGTACTGTTAACTAAATCAACATAGCCTTTATTAGCAATGCCCATCTCTTTAGTGGGGGAGCCAGTTACATAAGACAACCCAGTTGAGCCATCAACTTGCACTGCACGAACGTTACCGCTAGCTCCGTTGACATACAATTCAATGTTACCATTGAAGTTCTTGTTTTGTATGTTTAAAGACTTGTTACCAAAGTAAATATTTGCATCAGTAAAAGATGCGGTACCAGTAATAGCAACGTCTTTGGTAAATGTAGTATTAGCGTCAACTCGAGCAAATACGTTGGCAAATAGGCCGCCTACGCTTACGCTGTTAGTTGCTGTACCATTTATCATAGTACCGTTGATTAAATTTATACCTGGATTTATAGTTGTAAATCCAGTAACTGGACTTAATGGAGTAAACGCAGAAGTATACCCACTAGTGATAGATACTACATTACCACCACTGTAGGTTACTAATACTACTCTACTATCTGAGTTGGAGTCCAATATAGTTTCAACTACAGGGCCCGATGTGCCTTGACCAGTAGAATATACTGGACCAATTAATTGCCAGCCAGTGCCAGTCCAAACTTTTAATTGACTGTTAACAGTGTCCCACCATTGGTCTCCTGTTTTTTTAATAGTAGGTGCAACATTAGCAACTGTTTGTTCGCTAACTGGAATAAAGTTAACACCGTTGTAAACATTTAATCTTTGATTACCTGTGTCCCACCATAATGTGCCTGCAATAGGAGCAAAGCCCACACTTTGTCCTGGAGGAATATTATCTGCAAAATTCTCTAATAGACGAAGAAAGTTTTCGTTTTGAATTTCGCCGTAACTAACATAATTGCGACCAATTAATGTTAATCCAGTTTCAGTATTAGTTGTTCCGTCAAATAATTCTACTAGAACATCACCGTTAGTTTTGTTAATAATATAACTCATTGCATTATCCTATTGAACTTAGATTTGTCAATGTTTGAATACGCACTGTATAGTCAATTTGAATTAAACGGTTTAGAGCTTTTTGTACTGGGTGGAATACCACGTGAGTTAATAATAGCCCAGTACTGGTTAGACCGACTGTGCCGTCTGTACTGTGACCACGTAGTCCTAGTTCATCAAATACATATTCTCCATCAAGGTTTTGACTGTTGTCAAATGCAGCTTGACCACTTGGCTCGCCGTAATCTAATAAGCAACTAACTAAGATGTCTGTGTACAATGCTCCAGGAATATGGGCAATGGTCATTTTGTTATTACTTGGATCCAAGTTGGCAATACTGGTATCATCAACAATTTTGCTATATGTGGGATTGTACAAATTGGTATTCTGTCCCACTGTGTTTGTTGGTAGATAGGTAATAATACCCGTTGGGTCTACGCTAGTTCCGCCATTGCCAAACACCATCTCATATATGAAATTTTGACCTTTATTAGCGATAGAATTAGCTAGGGCTACACTAAAGTTTTCATAGTGAATGGCATTGGGCTTGTCGATAAAAACTTCGCCGGTTTCGGGGTTGAAGATTTTAATATGACCCCTTACATATATTCCAGAGTGTTCGTCTGGTACTTTTTTCACTTGTTCCACTGTTTTTTCCTCTATTCTATCTGAATTTGTGTTTGACATATGAGATTTATCAGTATTTATCATGGCATATACCCTGGGCTATTAAGCAAGAAGTCTGATGCAAACGTATGACTGTTTATCAAACCATTACCTGTTGTTGCTGTGCCTACACCAACATCGTACCAAATTTCCCCTGTAGCAATGTCTGTATTGGCAGCAAGAGTTACTTGACCTGCTGTGTTTACCATACCAATTGGGTTATAAGAAACTTTATTGGCTATGGTTGTAACTCCGTTGACAATTAAGTTTCCTGTGTTCCAGGTAGTAGTTGGGCCTACTCCAACTACTGCAACAATATTGGCATTGTGCACAGTTTCCAACAAACGAACATTGGCACTAGATCCAACTTGGGTAATAAATTCCCCAATATTGGCGCTGATTGCATGTGTTGCAGTTAGTAGGTAACTTACGTTTCCAGTAACGGTGTAAGTTGCAGGGCTTGCACCAACATTTGATTTAGTAACAGTTGAGTTTGGCACAACTTGCTGACGACTTCCGTCTGTTGCAATGCTGCCCTGTGCTTGTACTAATGTCGGAGTACCATCTACACCACGACGTATTTGTGTAACTGAGTTAACGTCAATGATTTCTGCATTGGTTGCCACAACATTAAATGTTGCACCATATACGTTGCCAGTTGTGACATAAGTATTTCCGCTATAAGAAATCAATGACCCCGTTGTAACAGTTAGGTTAGCAGTCCACGGAGTTACTGTGTCATGACTGTAATTTCTGTAGTAGGTAATCTTTTCGCCGTTTACAAACAGTACGCCGGGAATAGCCATATCAGGGTTGGCTTGTGGTAATACTGATGCATCAGTTAAGTGTACCACTGTATCTGTCAAGTGCAGAGTTTGACTTAATGTGGTTGTGTTGGCTGCTGCAATTCTATAGAAATGCCGACCTTGGTTTAAATCGTCAAACAATCTAAATGCATAGTCGTTAACAGTCGGGCTAACATTAGAGAATACACTAATGTTTACACTGTCAAACATCTGGCCCGGTACTAATTCTTCTGGGGCGTGGCTTTCATACGTATCAACATATGCTCCGCCATCAATTAAGATGTCGCTAGGGTCAACTCCCAGTGCATCAGTAAAGCGACTTTGAATTATGCTGTCTGTGTTGATACCAACCTTAGTCATCGAGTCTGCATATACTTGCTCAACGTTGGCAGATATATTTGCAAACGAACCACCGGCATCAAATACGTTGCCAGTTGTCAAGTACAAGTTACCACCGTATGTAATTAACTTGTCCGGGAACACTACAAGGTTAGCAGTCCAAAGCTCTGCGGTATTGCCATCAACGATTACACCAGGATAACTAATACCATCAACATATAGACTTAGATCAACGTTGCCGTTAAACGCAGTAATTCTATCATTTGCAGAAGTAAAGTCTCCTGCACCGATTTGAGTTACGTTAGCAATCGGGAACTCTACATTGGCATCAATTGTATAGTCGTTCTGATCTAATTTGTACAATATCTCGTCTAGACGTATGATTGTGTTTGCTGCAATAACTTGTCCTGCAACAACTTCATCCCATGGTTGGAATACATTTGATGTAGTATACGAAGTTCTATCAAACTTGATTTTTGTCTTAACGCTACGAACAACGTTGTGTCCGGTATTGTTACCGTCAAAGATGTTACGTAGTACAGCTCTTGCTACTGCGCCTGTGCCAGTGCCATTGATAACAATAGTCGGAATACTAGTGTATCCAGAACCTGGGTTAGTAATAACAATGCCAGATAGCTGACCATATGCATTTACTTCAGCATACCCTTCGGCTCCTTTACCATTGCCACCAACAAAAGAAATTTGCGGTGGTAACAAGTAACCTGTACCGGGACGCTCAATAATAGTATCTACTACCTTGTATGCATAATTGTTTGCCCACTGGCTATATACTCCAGTTTGTAACTTTGCTGCGTCTGACGACAATTCACCGCTTGGGCTTCTGTAAACATTTACGTTACTATCCCAGTATGGTGGCAAGTCAAAGTCTGTAATATCTCCATCAAATTGATCTTGACGTTCGTAGTCAACTACAAACTCGCGAATAATAGTTCTGTATGGTTTAACTTCGTTGATATAATCAACATAGAAGTTTTGGTTGTCAGAAATATATGCCGGGAACTGCTCCAACTTACGAATATGTTGTATAGCGTTAATAAAGCTGGTCTTAAATAACCAATCAACGTTACGCTGTTCTGTTAAGATATACTTGATAATTGTAAAGAAAATCTTGTTGTATTCACTTGCAATATCATCAGTAAATATCTCTTGCTTCATGGCCAACAACATCTGACGAGTTTCTTTTGCAGGTGGCATAACGTTGGACAATACTTGAATAGTACCCGATTCAATACCAACCAAGTTTAACTTCAAAGAACTATCAATGTGATATACTAAGAATTTGCCATGTCCGTCATCTAACACCTTGATATATGTATTAGGTTGTAGTGTTAACTTACCAAACTCTAAGTTGTTTGCAACGGTCAAGTCCGGGGTTGAGGTTGGGTCATACGAACTATCAAACCAATCTGTGTAATACCAGTACAAACTGGTCTTGAAACTCTGTACTCGAGGTTCAGAGTTAAACGCAGTACCATTCCATGTGTAGATAGCCCACTTAGTAGAGTAGTTAACATCATCGAGTACAATTACTTTAGTACCAACTGATAACTTATTTGGATTAATGTAAGATAATTCAATAAACGTATCAACTGATAAATCGTATTCGCCAGAATCTGCTGCCGGCACAGGTTCGCTACTGTTCATTAAAGTCAGTGGCTTTCTGATAACCGTTGGATACTCGGCCAAGAAGTTATTGATCAAGTAAATGACGTTGTACAATGCATCATCTTTACGCATGATCATTGTTTGCACAGGACGATTGCCGATGCCGTAACGTTGGCTTACTGGCAAGGATGGGTCTGGCACAGGATTTCCGTTTGCATCAATACCAGACAAACTGTCATTGAGCTTGTTGATCAATTGAGCAGGAATTGGATTAGTAGTGTTACCTTCTTGAACTAACGCATATTCACTATGAATTAGTTTCTGTTCGCCAATCTGTGTCCCTAGGTGCAATATTGAATTTTGACCAGTTAATAACTGGTTCACATTGTACATAGCAATACTGTCATTACGAAGTACTGTTGCATAAGGAATACCTTGCTCAGCTGGGCTTTCAATTGCATTAGCAATGGCCACGACGCTGTTGCTCTTGCCAGCACGGGTATTAATAATATCTCTGTTTGATACACAGAAATAGTACTTCAATTTGATATTGCCGCCTTGGTCAACATATCCAGAAGTACAATATGCGCTGTCGTCTGCGTGTAACGGAGTACCAGAACCAGTATACTGACTTGGAACAGTGGTGCTTTCTACCCACTCGTATACGTCAACACTGCTGCCCGGGAATGTTTGCCCCCAACGTGTGAGTCTATAGATCAATGCATCCTGTTCGTAATCAATGTAACGAATAGAATCCAAATTCCACCAAATCTTACCAACTTGGTTTGCACCCCAATGCAAGTCAGGAGAAACAACGCCTGTACCTGCGTTGTACATTGCAGGATCAGCGATTACTTTAAAGTCAATGTCTTTATCAATTGTGCTTAACAACTTGCCTTTGGCTGGATCAATAAAGTCCAATGCTGCAAGAATGTTGTTGTCAGTCTTGTTATAGATAAATGTACGACTAATAGTGTCAATATCAACTTTGGCCTGTTGCTGTCTTGTCAAAGTCCAACCCAACTTACCCAATAAGTTATTGTAAGTATAAGCTGAGCCAGCAGTAGCGTTAGATCCAGGTGCACCAGCAACAATCAATGTTCTTGATACATCAACTGATGAACCAAACAAGTCGCCTGCACTTAGTTGTGCTTCTAACTCGTGTGCAAATACATATTGACCAGCATTACCAACTTGGCTTTGATCAATTTGATTTTCAAATACGTAGGTTACGCCGCTGTCATAAATCTCATCAACAAACTTTGTAGTATCGCTGTCAATTATTGTAGCGAACTCATCAAAGTATGTGTGCTCATCAGTAGAGCTGCCTTGGCTACCAACGGCCAATACTGCGGCATCGCTGCTGACACTTACACTTACGCCAAAACGGCCTATGTCCATGGTAGGTTGTGTTAGTAACTGTGTGTAATTGTATGTGCTGCCATTCAATGCATAACGCTCAAGTGCACCATTGGCCTGCCCTGATTCGCTTGACCCAGGAATACCAATTAATAAGTTAGTACCTGTAGCATCAATGTCTAAGCTATAACCAAACAAGGCACTGTCATTCTTAGATTGACTAGAGATAGTGGCCTGTGCTGTTGCAAAAGTATTTCCGTTATAAACATACACGTTACCCGCCTTGGCAAATACGTTAGTGGCTTCGGGTGCAGATACAAATACCTTGGTACCATTGCTGTTTACTTTTACCACGCTACCAAACTTAGATGCCACTGGTCCGGTATGCTTTGATACCCATCCAAATGTATCTGCTGTTTGTGTATAATATGCTTCTACAATGTTATTAGTTGCATCGCCGATGTACAGGTGCTTTAAGTCAGAGCTCAAGCTAATGCTGTTAATTGCTGTAACGTTGGCACTCTTGATAGTTTGTAGTTTAGTTACTGTAGCGTTAGCCCAGTGTCTATAAACGTGAACGTTGGCATCTGTGGTACTACCAACAATCAATAAGTTACCTTGTGACTCGACCACGCTACCAAAGTTTGCAATAGCATTTGACACGGTTACATTGGCATGCAATGTACCTGCTACGTTGGCAAATACCTGAACACTCTTGTTGCCAGGGTTACCAACATAAACGTAATTATTGTTGCTGCTGATTTTTACGCTGGTACCAAATTTATCATTGCCTTGTGCAACGTTAGCAGTCAAGTGAGTTAAGCCAGTTTCTGGCCACGGAGTTGTGTAAGTGTAAACACCCCAACCGTCAGTTGTTGCACTGTCGACCCATACACGATCGTTTTCTATCCAACCGTGTTTAGGTATTGTGTTAACTGCTAGATCTGTGATAGAATTGATCTTTGCAGATACCAATGAATACACAATACCATTGCCAGACAAGCTAAGTCCTCTAAGTAATCTCTTAAGAGCAACTTCGTTTTTAATTTCAATTGTAACAGTCAACAAGTTAGGAACCGACAATACTTTGTAAACACCATCAAAGTCTGGGTCAAAGTATTTTAGAACCAGTGCATCGTTTTCAACAAACGGATGGTGGTCATTGAACTGCAACTGAGCAAATGTGTCTAGTGTGTAAGTTACTGCAACTGCATTAATGTCAGTTTCGTTAACTCGTAAAATATCCCACTGACCGGTGCCGTCCTTGGCAACCCATACTTTGTCACCGGAGCCTAGTTTAGTCAAAGGATCAGTAAACTTGTTGATATCAAATACTGAATAGTCAACATCTTCTGCGTTCATATATCCAACGCTAGGCAAATCAGTCATGTATGCATGATTCGCTCTGTTACCATAGATGTTGGTACTGACATTAGATACGTTGCTTGCGTTATATACATTAGACGCAGTTGAAAGGTTAACAATAATGTTACCTGTGCTGTATTCGTTGTCAGTGAAAGTAAATGCAACTGGATTAGAATTAAAGGTGCTTTGGTCCAATACAAATTCAGTAAATGTATTGCTGTTTACGCCGCCATATAAACCAACTCTAAATGCCCACTCTTCATGTATATTGATATTACCAGTAACGTTGTTAAAGTTGGCTTTGGTCAATGCGGTGATTGAATTCAAGCTGCCCTTTTCTTTAATATATCCTTGATATAACTTGGTCTGAGTTGGAATACTGATACCGAGATCAGTTAGATACGGTCTCGGTCTAAAGCCAATTAAACCTGCACTAAAGTTTTGTAATGTTTCGTCAACAGGCGGTTTGTCAATATCGTAGATGTTTTCAAACTTCTGGGCGTTGTGTCCAAGGCTAGGTAACAAGCCAGTCTTGATATCAGACTTGTTAATCTTGGTCCATAGTGTTGGATCAAACTTTAATAAAGCAGGCATATCCTTTGTGGCAGTGTAATAATAACTGTTGTAGGTTACTAAATCACCAATCTTATAATCCTTACCTTGTGTCCATTCTGGAATGTTAGGATCATTGTACATATATCCAGGTGCGCTTAATGCGCCGGTCCAGATACCAGTCTTAACGCCATTTAGTTTCAAACGATTTTGTCTTGTACCCAAAGTCGGAATATAGAAGATGTCTCCAAATTCACTAATGTTGTCAAATACCAATACGTGTTCAAACTGGATTAAATCAAATCTAGCGAAACAGATACCTGTTCCGTCTAGTGTTGAGATATAGAAATTATTTCCCACAACTGGCTCATCAGTTCTAATGATGTTGAAGTTGCTGGTCTTGATAGGCAAGAAGTTCTGATCTAATATTTTGCTGCCATTTGTTAGATTACTGATTTCACCAACAATGCTGCCCTGTGTAGACAAGTTCAATTTACTTGAAATAGGGTTTAATACGATGATACTATTTGCGCTCCAACCTTGTTGGCTCCAGTATAGTAATTCGTTAACACTTAATGTCCAATTTCTTTCTGTTTGCAAGTCTGTGTCAAATTGTGTAAACACAAACCCTTGCTTGGTTAAGAAACGCTCGTAGCTTATTAAGAAGTCTGCTACCTGTTGGATACTAGTGAACTCAGTACCATAAGGAATTAACACTGGGTCCGCGGATGCAGAACTGTAAATCTTAGCAGATGCAGAATTAATAGTGGCAGTTTGGAAATTAGCATCAATAACGCTTGGGTATATTGTAAAGAACGGCTTAGAAGTATCGTAACCGGTTACTGAATATCCCGACAATGTCTTTTCAACAATAACTGCACTGTATGTAACTGTGTTAACAGGTACAGATGAATCTAAGTATAGAGTATAATTAGCATCAGGAACAACAACACTGGCATTGGTTGATCCTGGTGTAGTTTGTTCTGCGTATACAGTAATTAAATTCTTATCAGTAAAACCGCCAACTTTACATGTCAATTGTACTGACATGTTTTTTAAGAATGTGTTAACTTTATCAACCGCAGCAACGCCTTGATTGGTAAGACTATCAACAATCCAGTTTATATATCCACTTGAACGTAAAACTGTTCCAGGCACTGAACTACTATCGCCGTTGACCACAATGGTATCGGGGCTGAGTTTCTTATTATCAATTGTTGAGAAATGACCAGTCTGCGGATTCTTAAAGAATTTATGTATGTCTAGCTGTGTACCAAAATATTTGGCAGGCTTAGACAATGCAATGGCCAATTGGATAGCATATGGATAGTCGCCGCTGCGGCGCCATGCAATTTCAACTGGACCATGTTCACCGGGGCTCCATGGCTTTCCGGCTTGTTGTGGGTTAGCTGACTTAACCAACGAGACATCAGTAGGTGATATCAAGTTACCAGCGTTGTCAACTGGGATAAACGATGTTAGTCCCGGACGAGCAAATCTAGTATCGTAATAAGGTGCACCATCGTTCCAGATGTATCCACTTTCTAAATCTTCCCATAATACAGCGTTGCCGCTGGTATACGGACCTGCGCCGTAACGACCATCCCACCAACTTGGCTTAGAGCTAATGCCCAACATGGCCCATGGTGTAATATTCGGAGTATCGGTGTCATACCAATATTCATATATTGCACGCCACGAACCTTGCAAATATGACCCATCAACTACATCCGTAAACTTGGCGTAATTCCATGTCCATGAGTTGTTTGGATCATATACTGTGTTAGAAGTATAATCTAAATTATTTTGCCCAGTCCATTCAGAGAATGACTGACTAAGAATAGTTTCAAACTCAAGATCTGAGTAATCAGTTTTTCTAAATCGACCAGGGATTACATCGTACAAGTCAATAAAGTTGTTTGCATAGTCTACTTTGATGTTGTTATAGATACGCTTTTCTAATTCTAGAATGTACTGATCTCTAAAATCGCCAAAGGCAGGGGTAATACTACCATCGTGTCCACGTATTACGCTAATAGGTGTTTGGTATGTATTATCAACAAAAATCTCTGGCTTGAACTTTGGATACAATCCAAGTTTAGTAGGAGTTTCTGGCACATAGTTGCCGTCTGTGTTAAAGTAGTCACGAATGTAAATTACATCGCCAAAGTTAAATGTAACGTTAAAAGTAACAGATGGACTAATGGTGCTGAATACATAATCAGTGCCTTCAATTAATTGAACTCCATTTAGATAAATCAATATTGATCTATTACTCAACTCATGGTTGTTGAAAATAGAGCTGATTTCGTATGTAGTTTGTCTAACGTTTAGTACATCATATGTTACAGATGTAAAGTTTCCGCCCTGCGGTACCATATCACTATAGTACCAAGGGAAACTGCTGTTCTTGACTGCATTAATAGTTTGAAGAATCGTGTCAACACCCGACACCGGATCTTTGTAGTTCAAGTTAGTTAAGCTGCTGCATAGTCCCAGAAACTTGTTCTTAAACTTGGTGTATTCTTTCTTGGCCAACGATAGACCGTTGATAAAGTTAATGTCAGGATTATTCATAAACCCAACAGCATATATCAATGGTGAGCTGTGTTGCATTAACGTACCAGTATGATCTCTTACATACAAGTCTTGCACCGGAATAGTACCGCTAGATACTACACTGGTATTTTCTAATAGCTTGTCGTAGTGACTACGAATTTGGCCAAGCGTAACTGAACTAAAGTTTCCATTCAGTGGATTGTATTCAAGGTTACGTGGAATTTCGTAGAAGCTTTCTGCACTGGCCTGATCACTAAAGATCAATACATCAATCTTGTCTCCAACTGCGGGTAGAGTTTCTAAAACAATAACATCATAGATACCAACTTTAATAAAGTTGTAGTCAGTCTTGGGAGTTAACAATGCATTGTTTAAATAAACTTTTGTATGTGGTACCGTTGTTTGTGCCGCAGGTAATATATCAACTTGAACAAACGCTTTTTCAACGCCGTTGTCGGTGATGACATAACCATCAAAGAATTTTGTAAACACTTGATATTGTTTAGTTTCACCACTGATAGCTGTCCAGTTGTTATATTTGTCAATGACCGCTAGACCGTCGTTTTCCAAAATATAACCGGAGTTTGCATTAACTGTATAAGTTGTTTGATCTAGTGTATATGTAAATGTGTCCGAATCATAATAGTTAGTAAAACTAATGTCACCTACGTTGTTAAAAGTCTGATACTTTAACGGGAAGCCCAGTACCGGATCATTTGATCCTGTGCCAACTGTGTATCCAAAGAACTTTGTGCCGGCAAATGTGCTGCCAGGGTAAACGGTTGTATCGCTAAAGCTGTAGTCATTACTGTCAATTAAGTCATACAGAGGAGCTTGGTTTACACCAGTCTTGGCTTGGCACTCGATCCATTCAGATCCAGTGAATCTAAACGTCTTGGCCTTGTTGACATCTCCGCCACATACTAGAACCTGTTGTCCAGCAAATATAGGGTCGTCACTTGTTTCAACAAGAGTAACATAATTATTGCTATTGATATTTTCAATAACAACTTCATATACTTTGTTCAACGTGTTGGTGTCGTAATCTTTTGCAAATACTACACGGTCACCTGTTTTTAATACTGCACCATCTACTGTTGCAGATACCTGCCCTTCAACTTCATTGAACGCATCAGTTGCATCAAATGTAATGTAGTCAATATTTTTCTTGGCTTGCTTACCTGTGTTAAACAACTGAAGATCTCGATCAAATTCAATGATAGGTCTACGAGCAGGAAGGTTGGGGCCATAGTTTGCTGCGGTATTGTTATAGGTCGCAGTAGCATCAATAACATCAACATGGAACCATCTGTTGTATCTGCTCCAAGGGTTTCTATCTTCACTGGCACGATTGATAGTGATATAGTCTGGAGTTGTAGTGATGTATGCTCCAAAGTCTTCAACAACTTCTAGTTCGCTAACAGGCACTAAACGAATAGCTACACCAACGCCTTCAACGTAGAATTCAGTGTTTGCGTAGGCAGCAGGAACCACAGATGAGTCAAATTTGATCTTAAGACCATTTGTAAACTTAACGCCATTAGGGCTGGTGTAACCTACTGAACCTGTAATATCTTTATCAACGTCAATGGTAGAACCAGCAGTATCGACAATTTTAATTTGCCCAGTAAATGCTGGATTTGTTCCATCTTGGTAAAATAAGTAGTCAGAGTTTGCAGTGATTATAGGAACAAGTGTGTAATTGTAATTGTTATCTAACCAGAACTGATTACTTGCATAGGTTTTACCTGATCCGATAAAAACCTTTTCACGTGGTAATACTGCAACTTCCTTGATTAGGTTGATTCTACAAGCAGGATCGTTTTCGTTAAGGGTACTCAATTGAATACGCCATACTGAACGACGGTCTTCGACAGGTACTGTAACGTTGTCCACTGTCCAGAATGCTGGATCAACATCGCTTGTAACAAAGACAAAAGTCTTGTTGTTAAACTGTGTGTCTAATCCATCTAGCCCATCTGGATGTGCTGCTAAGAAATCACTTAACAACTGACCCTGGATATCAGTATAATGGAATGATACTGCTGCCGCAGGGCTTGCCTTGATAGGCATTTGAATATAAAAGTCCTGTGCGTTTGCACTAGGTACATGGAAAATAACTTCACCAACATCATCGCCGTTGTTAGACACACCAAATATCTGTCTAGTAGAAACAGTAGACACATTTGAATCTGTGCCCGACACGCCGGACTGAGTTTGAATCCAGAACTTTGAACCAGGTTGGTCAACTACAAATTTATATGTACCGCCACGAGCCAGAGTTAATTGCAAGTTAGGATGTGTGCCAACTCCGCTGAATACATATCCACCGATGTCAGTATTCTTTGTTACAGTAAATGTATTTTGCAATGGCACCGATCCAGCAAATACATTAACTGCATCCGGACCAGACGGTAACCAATAATAATCGTAGTATCTAACAAACTTATCAAAATCAAAGTGTCCGTTAAATGAATATGCCTCGGCAGAGAACAATCGTTGATGGTTATTTGTTATGCCATTACTGTTGGCAATGCTTTTCAACAAATCAAGATAACCAGACGAAAACGTTACATTATTGTTATCATCTTTAATGGTAATAGATGGCTCAAGTTGATAGTGCTTTCTAGCAGTATCTAACTCCGGAACATAATTGTCCTGTAACTTATACGTAGGTGCAAAAGTACGACCAATATAACCATTGATAGGCACGTTAACTGCTTGAGTATAAAGCTGATCTAACGTTGCGCCTAAGAATCGTTGGTTAGTTGATGTTCTAAATGCACCTGGCAAAAAGTTAATTGTGTTGTTTAACGCCATTAAAATGTTCCTACTAGATTGTTACCAAGATTTAAATATGCTGCTGTTACCGCAGAAACAATAACGACATCGTTAACTGTTGCTGCACTGGTAATAATTTCCCAAGGTTCTGAATTGATTTGGAAGAAGTTACCAAAGACAAGATTGTTATTAGTCGGAACTATAACAACACTAGAGATATTCGGAGCCAATGTGGCATGCAAATATGCTGCTAGTTCACTAAAATAAAATGTTTCACCAAAGTCCCAGTTGTTAATATCAAAGTAGGTATTAATTGCTGCAACAACTTGAGTCTTAATTTCATTGTCAGTTAACCCAACGGTTGGATTTTTAACAACTTGAAACACTGCTCTCAAATTAGGATCTACTTTTTCGTTATTACCAAACAAAGGTTTAAACTTGGCAGGATTCCAAACAATAGAATCACTTACTGCTTTGTAGTTGTTTAAATCCGCAAAGTCAATTTCTAAACTGCTGATCGGAGGAGGATCAGGTTGAATTAGTTTACCAGTTAAATCGCGCAACCAAGTTAGGTAACTTGATGCATACGCATTGGTCAACACATAAGCATCAATGATGTTTACCGGTGTTGGGTCAATTCTGTTTCGTGATGGGACATTGTGCTTGTATTGGAAATACAATTCACCTCGTGTTAATTCTGTGCCAGCCACCGTAGAATATAAATCGGGATTGTCCGGTACTCCGGCTACCTGAGTGCTAGGACATCTTACCAATAGTTGTGTGTCATCCACGTATCCATCGGCTGCTGTTAATGTGTTATATACTTGCCATAATACATCCTGTCCAATTGGGTTAGATGAGTTTGGCATAGTATTGATCTTTAATACCTTGATACTGTCTGTAATGTTTACGCCAGTAGTTGAATCATAAACCCTTGCATTTGGATCAAAATAGAACTTGGTGCTGTTAACACTGCCAAATACATAATCAACTACCTTGTAATCAATATTGTATTGGCCGCCGCTATAGGTAAACTTCAATAACCAGTTTGTCGAACTGCCAATATCTGCAGGCAATATGTTAACCCAGACTTGATTAACTTGATCAAATGTCAATCCGAAGTTAACCTTGGTACGAATTTGACTAATCATTGTGCTGATTAGCTCATTGCTTAGGTCATTCTTATAAGGCGGAATAATGCAAGTTGCGCCGCCTAAATTCTCATCGCTCAATACTGCACCTGTCGGAACAACTGTACCAAAGGTAACTAAACTAGGAGTAGTGATGTCAGCATTGCTTACTGTGCTCTTTACAGCAGCATAGAACGACAATGTATCACTAGACGAACCAGGAGTACCTTGTACAAGATTGTGCTGTGCATCAAAATAATAACCAGCTGGTGCAGAGAACTTTAAGCTAGCACCCGGTGCTACATACTTTAAGTTGCCTGATGTACCTGTGCCAATTTGCTGTGTGCTGTTGTTGTACTGTAGGTACCCGCTGCTGGTAACAGTTGAATTGCCAGTTTGTGCAAAAGCAACATTGGCATGTGGGCTGTTATAGCGTTGGAATGTAGCGTAATAATAGTTTTTCATTTCCGAAGAATTAACAATTGGATTTACCTTGTTGTAAATTGCTTCGTAAATGTCGTTGGTAGTTAAAAAGTTAAAGCTAGTTGTCTTAACTGTGTTGTCTGATGATAATACTCCATCATCGCCAAAGATATTGGTGCTACTGTAGCTGCCTGTTGGATCAATGGCATCAAGATATAAACTTACACCACTGCTGGTACGGTTTACTGCTTTGATCTTTTGAATACTGCTGTGTGTAGTCTGCGGAAGGATATTATAGTCCTCTGCAGAGATCATACGGTTCTGTGTATAATATTGTTGTGGTGCAGAACTCTTGATGCTAGACAAGCTAGGTGCAGCGTTGGCATTGGTAACAGTATACTTTAAACTTGCAGTGATAGACATAGTCTCAACACTGCCGGCCTTATTAATATAGCTGAACGAAATAGTTACATTAGACAAGTCATCGGGTGTCAATGAATATGTCAAGCCATTGCAGGTTCTGTAAAAGAACTTAAAGCTGCCTTGCGGTACATTAGCAAAGCTACCATCACCAAATACCAAATCAACTTGTTCGTTGTTTTTAGTATTAACCTGATACAAATTCTTTTCGCTCAAGTTGTTAAAGATTACGTTGATACCAGGTAATGCAGGAACACGGGACCACAATGTTTGAGGATTACCGTTTACATCTAATGCATATAACCACTGATCATCTGTTGTAATGTTGTTGGTTGCAATAGATACATAGTTGTTAGGAATTGCATTAGTAACGTTAAAGCTAGTTGAATTTAATGTACCTTGCTTGAAGTAGACAAAGAAACCAGTATTGTTGCTGCCATTGCCGTTCTTGTCGTTTCTATGCAATAGGTTAAAGGACCCAACCTTAGTAGGATCATCTTGATAAATGTAATTCTTACCAACTGTGGTTGCACTCACTGCTTCAAATGATACAGGTGTACCTTGTAGCTTTACGTTAAAACCGGCCACAGGCAGTGTGTTGGGATTCAAGTTGATACTGTACTCGTCAGTCTGTATTCCATTTAGAACTTGACTATTGCCGGGCTTGCCAATGGTCTCTGTGCTGTCCAATGATGCATTCAATATTGCTGTAAATTGTTCTAACCAACTGTCGTTTGTCAAATCATTCCAATGTACAGTAACATTAGACAGATTAAGTCCGTTACTATCGTAAATTGATTCAGTTGTTTTGATACTGTCAATTTTTAACAAGCCCGATGCTGGATTACCGCGACCAGGATTGTAACTTAGCATACGTGCTAATTTTAAAATACTGTCTCTGCGTTGTGCTGTGTCAATGAAGTTTTCGCGAGCGTTTAAATCTGTGCGGAAAGCAAGACTTTGGCCCAAGAACGCAATCATGTCAATCAATGCCATGTATTCCGAACTTTCAATGAAGTCATTAAAAGTTTCCGGATAATACGTTTTGATGTAATTAACCATGGAATTACGCAGCGTTTCGAAATCGTAGCTGGTAAAATCCGCGTTTGTGAACGTTTGGTAAATCTTGGTCCAATCCTGTTGTACCAAAAGATTTGTTTGACGAGTGCTCTGTGCCATATTCTTTACCTATATCTTGTATTTATTAGGCGTATAATATGGCTACTTAATTGGTAGTGATAGATTGCTTATTTCTGTCGAAATTCAAGGCTAATACATCAGACTGGTTTGTAGGTACATACGCCAACGTTAATTCGACTAAAATGCCGTTTTCTTGTTGTGTTACTGCCACTTGCCCTACACGTATTCTAGGGTCATACTGTGCAATTTTAGTGACGTCTTGTGTTATGATTTGTTGAGTGTCTTCGTTCAACGGTTCAAATAACATATCCCATATTATTGTGCCGAAGTTTGGCTGCATCAGCTTTTCGCCGCGGCGAATATTAAAGTAATTAACCAAGTCTTGTTTGGCAAGCTCAAAGTCAGCTAACTTATATTTTTTAGCATTGTTATTAGTGCTGAAGCCGGAATATGTAATCATAGTAATATTTATTGACTTAATACCACTATGGCATAACGACCGCTGTTAAATGCTGCGGCGCCGTTGCCTATGTTTTCGTAGCGCCATTGGTAAGCAGCATTGCCTAACTCCCATCCCACATACATCATACCAGCCAGTACCTCAGCTGAGTCATTTTCTGTAACTGCACCGCTTTGCAGTAGCATAGTATAGGTATCGTACAGTATTTGGTAGGATAAATGATCTTGCCCAACAGTGCTACCAAGGAACTCGCCGAGACTTTTTAAATCGTATAGGTAATTTCCATAGCTGTTGGTACTTCTAATGGCCATTTGCTTCCAACAGTTTTTGTAATTAACACAATCGTTTCCGTATGATTTGTTAGATCCGGTTATTAATAGTCCATAGCTTTCTAGCGTGGTACTGGTAAACTGGTATCTGCCTAATTCATTGTTTGTTCCGATTTTGCTGTAGTCCCATGTACTTTTGTCGTAGCCTATCTGAGCTTGCAGGTTACGTAACTGTACGCCGGTTAATACACCAATTGATGCCCAAGCAGGCACTTCCCCGGGAGCATCTGCACGATTAATCCAGCTAATAGGTAGCGGAGTGCGTATCGGAGTGTTGGATGCTTGGATAATGCCGAGTTCAATCATTTGCTAGGTCTTTCCCATGGTTCATGTGCTGGAACAACTGTACAGATAGATGACAATACCTTTGCGTTTGCTACCCAATTCTTTCCCAGGAATTCTGTATCTTTGTGCGGCTTGCCCAAGGTTGGCAACGGTGGCAGTGGGATGCCCGGAGCACCGCTGTTTAAACGTAGCATAGCACCCACTACGCTGGTATCTCCCACAGCAGACAATGTCAGACTTGCACCTGCTGTAACGCTGACTTTGGCCATGGCGCTGAGTGTTGCCATGCCTGCTGATTTTATGCTGGCGCTGATTAACGAACTCAATGACAACGACCCGCCGGAATAAATGCTTGTACTCATTGCGGATTTCATTGATATAGACATGGCATCCATGTTAATTGCTGAATCACTATGGAAATTAATTGGGCCCTTAGACCTCAAGTTAAATCCCCCAATGCCAAAAACGTTTATCTGGCCGTTTTCACTAAACTCAAGCCACTGGTTGCCACTGGAGCTAGCAATATACAGTATATTCTTGGTGTCATTCATTAACACTTGGTGACCGCCCGAAGTTCGTAATCGCATCAATTGATCATTGCCATCTGCATCACCATCATCCATAACAAACTGGTGGCCACCTTTTCTAAAGAAGACCATTTGCGGTCTGCCTTCAATTTGATCGGTCATTGTGCCTTTGCGGCCCGGGGTACTAATTCCATATACATTGCTAGGGCTTTCACGTAGGCTACTAGAACTAATCGCGCCTCTAATGGGATCTCTGTCAAGTCCCTGTTTGATCAATGTCATTGACTGGAATTCGTGCGGATAGCGAGGAGTATTTTCAAGTCCGTCTGCATTAAACACTTTAGAGTCACTGGTGTTGACTTCAACAACAGGCAATACACTATCTGCACTTAGATAAGGAGTAAGTGCATCACTTGGATCTTTGGTGTTGTTTGATCCACCAATATGTCTAGCAATGCCCGGAACCATATGATGACTTGGAGTATCGTAGATGCAGGCAAACCAATAACATCTACTCATGTCTCCGGCAGCAAAGGTAACTAGAACTTTATTACCAATGTCCGGAGGCACAAACCACATGCCGTAACTTTGCCCCGAAGTCATTGGATTGTCCGGAGCTTGTTGTGTGTCAGTTCCGTAGGTTGAACCAAAAAACGGACTTGCATAGCTAGCCGGGATAGCATCTATATCGCCTGTACCAATGTCTGTTGTTGCCCCGCCCCATTCCGGAATATTTACTAGTAATTGCCCTAGCCTACTGCCTTCAACAATACCTACTACTGTTGCTTCGTACGGGCCCGGGTCAGACACATAACCTGATATTTTAAAATCAGATTTTGAACTAACGGCGCCGCCGGACTTTCTTACTTGACTTGTTGCCATTTATTGAATTCCTTATTGCCTTGCTTGATTACCATCAGTTGGTGTGCTGCCTGGTACGTTTGTTTGAGTGTTGGTAGGCACTAATTGAGTTTGATTTGTTTTGCTAGTTGACACAGGATCCGAACGTTCAAGTTGACCGTTAGTTTGTACAGCAAAAACTTTTGCCACATCGCTGTTTATATATCTAGCTAGACTTAGTACCTGTTCAAATTTCCCTTGATAAAATCTCGACGAAATTGTTAATATTCTATATTGCCCACTGAATAAACTTTTGCTATATCCAGGTAACGGTGTAACCAGTCCTTGGTTAATCGTTTCTGTGTCAATGTCTATTGGACTGTTGACATTAACTTCAACAATTACATCGCCTGAATCCATGCGTACATGCCCGTATAACAAGGAAAACTCGGCCTGGCTTTGGCTGTCCCAACTGTTATATTTTTTGCTGGTATTTGGACTAGGAATATACAGCCAATCATCCTGCTTTAACAAAGTAGGGTCACCTACGATAGTTAACTCCAGCGACAACATATCTCCATTTAACGTTGTGTAAATTGACTTCATAACGTCAGACGCTATCTGTGCGGCAGGTCTACTAGACATGTTCATACCAATACTAGTATTGGGATCATTGACAATAGGTCTGTATACCATTGGGCTAATATTGGGCACACCGCCAGTTATAATGGCCGGATTTAATTTTATATTACGATCAATTGACTTGTTAGTAGGATCGTTTATATATTCATCTTCTAGTGTAGTTTGCGTAGATTCTGTTGCAGCAATTGCAGAAGTATATGCCTGAATGGCAGTGTAATATGTAGTATCAAAATCTAATTTAAAGTCTAATACGTCTACGTTTTTACCTGTGTAGTAATAGTCGTATACCTTGGATGTATATGCAGAACTATCGCTATACTTAGGCAAGTTCTTATGGTTATTGATCCAAGTCGGGTATTGATGGATACCATAAGTTATTTGCATAGGGTATCGGTTATTAATACCATCGAGGATGCCTGTAACAGAACCTTCACCGCCAAGATCAAATCCTTCGTACTTTACCTTAACAACTGTCTTGAATGCATTAAACACATCAAAGTCTGATTTACTGCTGCTGCCTTCGAGACCAAGTTGTAACTTAATTAAGAAATCACTATGAGCCATTACCTTGTTGATAACATCAACAATAGGAGTTCCGCGAGGTATTGTAAAAGTTGATTCTTTGAGATTAATGACTTTGCCTTTGGTGCTGGCCTTATTGATAGGCAGCTCTTTATCATTGACTATACTACTAGCAGCAATGGTTGGGTCAATGTCAAAGTCTAAACCTTCAACCCATTCTGCTTGCCCTAGTAGTACTTGGTTTGCAAAATAAGAAAAGTACTGTCTAGATAATTCCTTAAAGAATTTTCCAACTGTATCTGCTGTGACTGTAAA